ATAGTGGCTTGATCTAGTACAAAACCATCATCCTCATTGGCTGGTTGAAGAGATTGTACCCAAGTTTCATAAAATTTTTGACCACTTAAACCTTCAATAACTTTACGAAGTTGTTCAAGTTTCATTTGGCTGCGTTCAAGAATTTCATTTACTTCTTGGTTCATACCGTCGTGGTGACCTACATGACGTTTGAATGCAACTAACTGACTTACTTTTTCGCTTAGTGAAATAATTTCTTTACCAGCATCGTCATAAGGTCTGCCGCCATTTGACACATGTCGTTGCATTGCCTTGGCACCTGCCAAATGGATGAAAGGATACTTAAAACGCTCACCGTCTGCATTTTCAATATATAAGGAATTAATATTTCTACTTCTTGCACCTTTCTGTGTTTCGTCAACTACTTTAGAGTGACGTACAATCAGTCTAGTATTTTCTAGTTTTCTCATGCTGGTCTTTGGACCTCTACCAATCATTGCAGACTCGTTCATATTATTTTCCTTCGTTCCTGTTTGTGCAAGATATTGAAAATCATTCTTGTTTAAATTGCTTTTTGTAATGTCTCTAGTGTCAAAACGTAACATTCTACGCTTGGCAAAATAACGCATTTCTCTTAAAAATTCATACCACTCATTGAGTGTAACTGTGTCTACATCTTCAGTAATACCCTGACTATAGAAAACTTTTAAGCTGCCTAGTTCGTTAATTGAAACACTAACACGACCTAGATTGTTGCCTTCAATGACAAAATCAAAGTCAAAAAATCGTGCGTCTTTTGGTGCGGTGGTTATTGTGCCCTCGGCGTCACCCATTTCAACATTAGTGAAACGGCCGCGTACTTTGTCAAAGACGTCTTGTGCAATAAATTCAATGATATTCATATTAGCGTATTTATTAATAATGTGATACAAAGATCGGCATAGGAAGATCAACATCGTCCATTGCCCTGTCTTCTACCATCCGATCGTATACTGCGGGATCCCAGTCACCTAGCTGGCTGATCATCCTAACTGCTAGCAGTGTAGAAGATACTAGATCGTCGTGTTCATTCACTTTTGCTTCAAAACTAATACCGTGTGCAATATAGGTTTTAAGCTCACTGATTAAGGCTTTGCTTTTAATTTTTAACCGTTTTTGTTCAACTAATTGTTTGAGCTTTGCACATGCAGATATTTTGCTTACATTGGTAGTGTTAAATCCTCTTCGGAAGCGTCTTACGTGCCCTTTCTTAATAGGCTCGCTCATAAACATTCCAGGTATAGTTTCTTCACCCATTTCGTTAATTGCAACAAGGGCAGCTTCGCCGACAGTATTGTTTTCTACTGAGTAATAAATCTGTCCTCTATTGTCGCTCTTAGAACACTCGTTATCGATGTACCTACAAATATCCCGCATAATTCTAACCTGTTGCTGGACGGGAGTAGTATTATGATTCCACTCGCCTGCTTGCTCAAAACTAGGTACTTCAAATATCTGAAGTGCTGCATAATCTCCGCCCGTACCTAGGCTAGGGTCAAGCGATACTACATAGATACTGGTAGGGTCTATTTTCTTGTACCACCTTACCTGACCCATTTTCATAATCGGTTCAACACCTTCTAAATCAGATAATGTAATACTGTTAATCAACGTTTCGTCAAAAATCAAGAATTCACAATCGTGCTCACGACGGAATCGTTCTTCGCCGATACGTGATTTTTCAGTATCTGCCCATTCCTGATCGCGATCTGGGTGTTCTTTCCAGAATGCTCTAAATGGATAGAATCCGTTACGGCCGACTTCTTGCTCGTTTCCGTACTCGTCAAATTTCTTATTTGCTTCTTTCCAGATCTGTGCAAACTGATCTTCGTCACTGTTAGGTGTCGATGTAATAATTGCCTTACCACCAGTTGCTAGTGTAGGCGAAATAGAAGTCCAGAATTCTGTAGCAATATTAGGTTCTACGAACGCAAACTCGTCTGCGTATAATAACGATAAAGACAAACCTCGACCAGTAGTTGGCGTAGTTGTCTGTGCAATAATACGTGAACCGTTGTCAAATTCAATACTTTGTTTGTTGTAGCTCTTTACACCGCAACGAATATGATCTGGACATAATTCATATGCATAACGAATACGCGACATAATTTCCTGAGCACCTGTATACTTGTGAGCTGCAACTAATATAGTTGCATCAGGAATAAACATAGCATACCATAAAAGGTAGCCGGCCGCAGTAGTTGTCTTACCTGTTTGACGTGGCAATAAGTTTACATTAAATCTATGATCGTGATAGCTGTCAATAAGGCGACGCTGGTATTCAAACGGTACATACTTCATCTTACCTTTAACAGGGTGTTGAATGAAGAAGAAATTATCAAGAAAATAATGAGGACCAATTACTGAATCAGTACATTTCATTAGGTCTTCAATATCTTGTTCTGTCCACTTCTGGGTAGAATAAGGCTTCTTGATTAAGTTATCGTATTTGTTAGCTGACATGTAAATATTTACCGAAAAAAATAGCCTCCTAAGAGGCTATTTGGTTAATCCATTTGGATTATCGTTTGTTAGACCAAACTTTTGCACCAGAACTTTGATTTCTCTTTTCTGTTGCGGCATCAGCTGTTTTTTGACTCTTTTCTTTTTGCTTACGAATGAAGGCAGGAACTTTGTCCATGTCAGGTCCTTCTGATACAAATTTCTTGTAGTCAGCCATTAGTTTTGCTTCGAACGCTGCCATCGGATTTGATGATTCGTCTTTCTTTTTCTCGTTAGGATCGGGCATTGGATTAGAACCACTGTTTGGTGGTGTGTAATCAAAATCGCGAACTTTGTTTACTACATGTGCAAAGTCGTTAGGGTTATAATCACGTGTCTTTGGATCAGGAGTATTATCGTAACCTTCGTCTTCTGGCTTGCCGTTATCACGTGCATTTAATTTATCAGTTGTGCTGCCTTTAATAGGCTCGTCACTGGTAACTTTAACTGGCATATCTGTAGAGATTTTTACTGGCTCGCCTGTACGAATCTTTTTAACAATGTCAGCTAATTCATCTGCACCGCTGTCGTCAATATTTGCAGGTTCAGCAGTTAACGGACCGTCATCTGGTTGCTCTAGATCGTGATCTTTCATATCATGATCGCCGTCCATATCAACGTCGCCTAATGCTTTCATCATAGGATCCATACCTGGCATACCCATTGAGGAACTAGGAGTATCAGTTTTAGCTAGATCCATAATGCCACGCATCATAGAAACAATTTCTTGTGCATTGCCAGCACTCATGTTAATACTAGCTGGCATTTGAGGTGCCATGTTCATTGGAGAACCCATGCCCATCATACCGCATTCTGCAAGAGCAGATTCATTAAGCTGTTTCTTAAAACCGCTTAATGCTCTTAGCTCAGACATATCTGGCTCAGGCAAATTTAGTTCTACTTCTTTGCTTTCTGTTAAGACTGCTGGCTTTTCAACTGGTGCAGACTGTGCTTTGCCGCCGTCTAGGCTAGACAATTTTTTAAGTATGTTTAACATTTCCATATTCTATTTCCTTTATTGACCCGAAGTAGGGATCTGTTCCCCACGCTCTTTGCGTCTAGCTGCGGCGTCTGCATTTAACTGTTTCAAAAATGATGTATTGTATTTTTCACCGTAATAATCATCAAACTTTGCATTAGGTGCTTCTTTGTATTCACTATCTGTTAGTAAAGCACCTTCTCTCTTTTCTACGGGTTCTTGATATTCTTCTGACGGCTCTAATGGGCTACGCACTACCATGTAGTTTTCGTTGATGCCTAATTCTGCTGTCAAATATTTGTGTAATTCGTTTGCAGTAGTTGGGTAATTTAGAGAAATTTCGTAGATACTAACTTCTGCATTTTTAATTTTTGGGAAGTCTAGTGGTAATTGCTGGATAGGAGTTTTGCCTTTTTTGCTAAACTCAGCTACGCTGAACCTTTCTAATAAACCCTTCATCTTTGCTTCTGATTCAGAGGTGCATTCCTGTGCGACTTTAATTTTAAAATCGTATTTTTTTACAGACTCTGTAAGATATTCTTTAAATGATCTCATGGTGATTTCCTATGCTTTATTTATCCAGATTTTTAAGTTTTGCAATGAGGCTGTTACGATCTGTAATCAACACTCCTTCGGCCTGTACTGAATCAGGATTGGCATTGCCTTCTTTTTTATCTACAGCATATTTTTTCAGCTGTAATTCTACCATTTTTAACTTTTTATCAATTTTTGCACTTTTAGCAGTAATTGCGGCATTCAGCATATTACCTGCAACTTCAAACATACGAGCACCGTAACGTGCTTCTACATTCATACCTAAATCCATTAGATCGTCATATGCTTTTTCAGCTTTGTTTGCTAGTGCGTCTAATTCACTGTCACTAATATCGCCTAGACCTTTAACACGCGGTAGTGCTGAAGAAATTTTATCAAATTCTTCTAGCTTTTCTTGTAAGGAAATTGTTATAGGTTCAACTACAGCATCAGCAGCGACTACTTCCTCGTCATCTTGAGGCAAATTAAAAAGTTCTTCAAGTTTCTTTGTCATAATATTACTTATCGCTTTTTACTGCCGTTATGGAAAATATCACGCTCGCTCACTACTCTAAACTGTATTCCGCGGGCTTTGCACCATGCACTAGCTGCTTCCCATTTTGCCATGTTTTTTACATATGCAGCCTGATTGTGTGGGTTCTTACCCACTGCTTCTTTAACTGCTTGATTGTTGGGCTTGATTTCTATCATTTCTGCATGACGTTTTTGATTCTTGTCTGTATAAACAATTAAAAAATCTGGAACGTATACTGTATTCTTTCCTGTAAGCGGATCTCTGTAAGGAATCTTAACTGCTTCGCTTGCCCACTGCTCAATTGCAGGGTTATTATCACAGAACAGCATAAAGGTATGTTCCCAACTTGACCTATAAACAGGATCGTGTTGTCCCACAAATTTTTCAGGATTTTTGGGAATGTATCGGCCTTTAGCAGTGTTTCTCATTAGGGTAAAATATTACGTTTGACTACTTCAACGGGTGTAATGTTTTGTGTTGTGCCTAACACACTGGTCTTAAATCTATTAAAATTTAATATTTCTGATACTAGTTGACTAAGTTCAACGTTTCCTAAAGTTTTCATAGAATCGAGAACATTCATCGGATTAAAGCTATCACGTTTAGCCTGCATCATTATTGTTATTGCAATATTTTCTGCAGATTCGTCACTGAATCCTTTATTAGACAAAAGACCTTTCATTGCGGTCAATGTATCGTTATGTAGTTGAACAGGTAAATCGTTATACTGATTTAAGTTCTTATTTGATAAATCGCTTGCAGATCCTGCTGCTTGCTTAGGTGGTATATTGGTATACATTATGCAAAATATGTAGTTGTTGAATCGTCGTCATCTTCCGGAATTTCATATACTTCAGCTTCTGAAACATTTACGTCTTCGGCGTCATTAAATAATTCTGCGGTTTGCTCGTCGCTTAATTCAGTTGTTTCTGAACTTACGGTACTATCTGGATTTTCAGAAGCTTTGGCTTCTGCCAGTAATGCTTCTAATTCTGCATCTTCTAAAGCGATAGTATTTAAACTAGACGTTAATTTATCAGGGTCCGTATAACCAAGCTCATCAAATTCTGCATAGATTGCTTCTACTGCTTCGGGGTCTCCATCTGCTGCTGCAATCCTTGCATCTAGTTCTTGTTTTAATCCTCGAGATTTTTCAATCTGTGCAGAAATGTCTGCTGATAATGCTGCTTTTTCTGCACGGGCATTTGCAATTGCAGAAGTCGTGCCGCCTGCACTAGACGGTAATAGTCCTTTGATTGCATTTCCAATCTTATCAGTTAGTCCGCTGACTGCACCGCCAACGCCCGCTGCTAATCCGCCTAAACTAAAACCGCCACCACCAGCCTGTTGCGATCTAGGTACTGCGGTGGTAGGCATTTCTCCTGGCAATGTTGCTAAGGATAGTCCAGCAGGACTTTTTCCAGTTAGCACGTCAGGTAATTTTCCAGTTCTTGCAACTTTGTCTAAAATTCCGTAACCTTCTGATAAGATACTTGCTTTAGAAATATTCTTAGCATTTTTAAAAAGTGCTGCTGCTCCTCTTGCAGTTTTGAATAATCCTAACGGACTTGCATCACCAGCACCGCCAAACACTTCTCCAATTCCTGGAATAATTCCGCCAGGGCCTAAAATACTGTTGTTGCCGCCGCCAAAAATACTTAATGGTCCGGGTGTTGTATCGTAATGTATAGTAGCAAAGCCTGTAGGCTTATCTCTTTCTACTTTTCCTGTTCCGTACAATACTGTTTCATATTGTATAGTCATGTTGTTTTCTAATAGCTTGCTCTGTGTTTGATCTAACTTGTCATGACTAAAGTCTGTAATGATAGGATTGACTAAAATAAAAGCTGTAAACTGTTTTCTATTGAGTTGATAAATTTCAATAGATCTAAAGAAAGGATCTGTTTGTCCGTTGTTTAAACCAAACGCTGTGCTTTCGTTAACATTGGTTCCTATCTTTTTGTATTTTGTATCTGCAAATCCCGGGGGAATAGTTAATGCAGAAGTGTTCTTACCGTCAACAAAATAATAGTTGTAATAGGCTTTCCACATACCAGTAGTGGTATTATTATGATCATCATGAAATGCCATAGCTACTGGTTGGTATTCAATTTTACTCTGTACAATAGCTTTTCTATTATACTGATTAATTGTTTCTGTTGCAATTCTATATTTAGGTAGATCGATGTTTTTTACCAGTAGACCTAACTCTGCACCGTTCTTTGTTAAAAACTGTTCAGTAATGGGATTATTATTTCTGTTGATGTTAAACACAACATAGTACAAGAATCCAGATTTAGGTGCTAATCTAAAGTAGTCGTCAACATACAATCTACTTGCGTGGGAGTAATCCTTAACCTGCGTAGTAGTTGTAAGTGCTTGACCTAAAAAATTCGTGAATGCATTTGCCATAGTAATATTTAGCCGTAAAAAAAGGCCCCCTAAAGGGCCATTCTTTGAACAGGTTAATTAACCTGTTGCTAAGGAAGATAATGTTCTTCCTACGGTAGCTCCTAAGCCAACTGGTTGACCAGAAGGTCCAATCTGTAGTGCGTTATCGTATTGGATTGTAAGTGCAATCTCCATTGGAGCACTTTCAGCATATGCCAATTCGTTATAGTTTACTGACTGCAAATAGCAACCATAAACTTCCCATGTTTCTAACACGTTTGCTTGCCAATTTGCATTGTCGCCGTTGCCGCCGTCAAGCATTTCAATACGAGTTAAGAACTTGTATTCTGCCCCAGATGCTGCACTTGCTTGTTCAAAGAAATCAAACTGCTTCTGTAATTGCTCGCCAACTAGCTTAGTAACATTACCTTGAGCGTCATCACGAACACTTAGGTTCATTGGTTGCCATGTATGTTTACCAGCATAGTTAATCTGGCTGTTATACACGTGAATAGTTTGGTTTTCAAACTGGACCTGCGGTCTTGCAGCAGACACAACCTGTTTTGTTAGCTCGGTAGTAGGTTTTGTGACTCCGAAATTTTCTAATGTTACTCTAAATCGATACTTCAATTTAGGCATTAGTAAGCCTTGATTACCTACGCCTGGAATTGGTAGTCCTAATTTACTTAAACTTATCATATTGTTTGCTCCTTGACTCTGTATTTACCTATTATAGTCCAGCTTGAATGTCGCCGGTATTTTTCAAGCGTAGTGGAATATAGATAAATTCAACTGCCTTAACTGGTTCAACAGCAATATCTAACCATAGTTCTGAACGATCAATTCTCGTAGGTGTATTATTTGTTTCGTCACACACTACTATAAAGTCGTACAATGCTCGCTGTCCTATTAACTCTAACAAGAAACTTTCTGTTGCTTGTTTAATTTCGTTTCGTGTTGTTCTGTCGTTAGGTTCAAACAAGAACGGCTTAACTAATAGACTTAGCTGTCTACGTAAGTATGCAACTAAACGTGCAACGTTAATTCTGTCTAATGCACTAGCATTTCTTGCACGAGTGTATTGACCAAAGTTAACAATACCAGCACCCGGAATTGTAGCAATTGGATTAACTTTAACTCCTGCTAGAACATCACGTAGACTTTGTGGCAAGCTAGTTGTTTTAAACTCGCCTTCGCTTGTAATATAACCAACACTAGTTGCATTATCAACTGTTCCGCGGCGTGTACCTGCTGGAGCAAACCATTGGAAACTCTTAGCATCGCTGTTAACAATTGTACGTAACATCATGTGGCTCGGTGGAACAACAATAGCGTTACCCAAGTTATCGTTAGTGTAACCACTTGGATAGAACATAGCCATGTATTCATCATAGCTAACTGCACCTTCTTCACTGTTGTCAAATGCCAACGCTGTGTTAAAGCCCCAGTTGTTTAGTTCTGTACCGTTAGGCTGTAATCTGAATGGTGTATCACCAACAACAAACGCTGTTAGTCCACGATCTGTGTTGAATGCAATCATATTCTGAATTGCTTCTGGGTAACCAGGGCAAGCAATCAAGTTAAAGATTACAGTGTCAGTATCACGGATACTTTGGTTAGTATCGATCAAAGCCTTGAATGCTTCTACAACGAAACCACGTTGAGCCCAACGACCGAAGCTGCCTTGGCCAGTTGGTTGGTTAGGACTTACTGTGATCCAACGATTAGCAACATATGGAGTTGAGCTGTTAGAGCCGTCCATTTGCTCGTCGTTGTAACGTGGGTTCTTACCATCGTTTGCATCAATGTTGATGTGTGTTGTAACGTACTTCTTAACGTTGAATCCGCTTCTACGTAGGTTCCATAGACGCATACCACGTGGGTACAATGCTGGATCTGGTGCATCTGGATCTAGATAGTCGCTGGTTAATAGGTCAGCAATATCTGCCATTTCGTCACTAGTTCCTGCTGTGCTCCAACGTGCATCTGCAAACAACCATCCGTCTGGAGTTGTTTGATCTGTAGTGTCTTGTAGAATCCACTTTCCGCCTGTACGGATGTAAACTACTCTACCATAGTTACTAATATCAGCAGTGCTGATCCAAATATCGTTATCAACTAGTGGATCACCGCTTCTCTGTGTTGTCGGTGCTACGCTGGCAACAATCGGACCTGCTGGATCAGTTAACGGATATTGATTCAAATAACCAACCCATGTTGTACCGTTGTGAACCATGATATCTACTTCGTCAACAACACTGCTATACCATAATTGTCCGTCAATTGGATCTGTAAATGGTGTCTGTGCTGTTGCTTCGTATACTAAAGGCTTCCAGTTACTTGCATAGAAAGTAATGTCTCTGCTATCATATGTAGCTTTTGCATATAAGTTCTTTGTACCTGTTTCAACTCCAGTACCGCTGTCTCTGCTCCATCCGGAGAATCCTAACAAGCCAGTTAATGGAGATCCAGTACCGTTCTTAAGGTTAATCTGTCCGCCTTGAGCATGTTGGATAGTTAGACTTGTAGCCACTCCACTAGCATTTGTGCTAGCAACGCTTGCAGTTACGTGAGTCATATTCAACGCATTGATTTTTGTGATGATATCGTCAACATCGTCACCTGCTACTAGATCAACTGTGTACGCACTGCTATAATCAGCAACGCCAGCAGTAGATGTGTCTAAGCCTTCGTAAATTACAAAGTTAGATGTTGTAGAAATAGTTCCGGTTGTAGCAACACTGGTAATCTTTGTTGCACCACTTGCATTTCTTCTGTATGCTTTAAATGCAGCAACTTGTGGACTAGATGTAGAAGTTGTTGCACTTCCTGCACCCATTGTAAAGTTTTGCTGGATATACACTCTGCCAACTGGAATATCACCAGTAGCATCAATGCTGTTAATAGCTGTTTGATGCTCATCAAAAATACTAGCAGACTGTAGGCTAAATGCACCTTGTGCTTCGCTGTATAACTTAACATACCAATCTGCACCACTGTTAGGCACAGTTGTCTTAACATATACAGAACCTGTTGGCTTGTCGCCAAAGTCTGGATACTTTGTGTGTGGTGCTTGATATAGAGTTACTGCATCATAAGTAGCTGCTGTTAAACCAATAGCGGTTAACATTACTTCTAATCCAGTTCCTTCTTCAATCTTGATCTTACCGTCAGATACTGAGCCGTCGCTCTTTGCACGAGCATCTGCATATAATTCTAAGAATCCGCCGGCATTTACTCTAGAACCAACACCATGTACTCTCATTGCAGTGTTAATGCTAGTTGCTAGAGCAGTTAATGTAGTTCCGCTTAGAGTAACAGTTTGACCGTTAATGATCAATGTGTTACCATTATAAGCAGTCAATGCAGGGTTAGATGCAGTAGATACTACAACAGGGTGGCTTGTCTGCCAGCATGTGCTAGAGAATGTTGCAGCAGAAGCAAAACCTGTTTCAAGGTTTGTACCAACTACTACCCAATTTCCGCTGCTGTTTTTGTACCATACAGTGTTTGCGTTATCGCTAGTTACAACGATTGCATACTGACCGTTAGATCCAAAACTTGGTTTTGGAGTAACGCCAAGGCCGCTAACAGTTGTAGTGGCATAATTGTCATTGTCAATTACTTGAGGAACTTTATTAGTAAAGCTATCTGTAGTGGTGTTCCACTCAAAAATACCCCAACGTGTATTAGATGTATCAATCCAGTAAGTTCCGTCTACTGGTTCGCCAACTGGCATAGAGCTTGCTGCACTGATTTGACTTAGGTCTAGATCTGCACGAACAACATATGCTCTTGAACTTACACCTAATACAGAATATGCAGCTTGCAAGCCGTATTCGTTTTGTTCTCCACCGTGTACTGGATTTCCGCTTGCATCTTGATAGAATTGCGGAGTTCCGAATGTATCAGTTAGATCACGTTGGCTAGTAATTAAATAAACTCGACCAGCGTTTGCTGATAGTGTTCCGGGTGCCGTGCCTGTACCGCTAGCATTCTGCTTGTTGGATGCGGTTGCCACAAAAATCAAAGGTACAGTCGACGGTGCTGCCGGTAAGTAAAAACTCTCGTCAATTACGCTAACTTGTACGCCTGGTGAATTTAAAGCCATTTGTTATCTCCCATATAATGGTTTTCTTTTGTATATTTAGTACCAATGGCCAAAAAATACCGGGTTAAATACTGAACAAAAGGGAACTAAAAGGGCGGTCGTATGCGTGATCTATGTAAAAAATGTCAAAGAAGACCAGTTGCCATCAATTATATTAAAGAAGGTAGGATATACTATAGGTCAATGTGCGATCACTGTGCTAAGAATTACAAGACCGCTAGACCCACTTGGAATAGTTCAGGATATAAAAAGAAAGCCGCATGTGATAGATGCGGCTTTAAAGGGGAAGACTTAGAACAGTTTGATGTGTATCACATTGACGGAAATATTAATAATTGCAAATATGCAAATTTAAAAACAGTTTGTGCTAACTGCCAGCGACTTCTTCATAAGATCAAGCTGCCGTGGAAGCGAGGGGATCTGACACCAGATTTTTAATTTGATCAAATAGATCGTCGATAGACGCATTGTTCCAAACTGTGTGATCAATGTCACCGCCTACCCAAGCAGTTTCGCTAGCATGAATGTTTAAGCGAGACATTCGAACTTTAGCAGTCATATAGTTCATACAGCGATCGCCTGCATTCATATCTACTGCATCATTGTACCATATAGGATCTTCTCCACGTTTAACTCGGACTACCATGCCACCTGCATTATGGATAGCTTTGATTTCGTTAGGAAAGCGTACATCGCTGATGACAATATTATCGCTAGTTTTCCTCATTTTATTTTCTAGAGAAGCAATCCAAATATCATCGTGGAAATGCTGGCGTAAAACATCAGTTCCCCAATGCTGCAAAATCTGGCGAGGAGTAATATCCTTACCTAATCGTTTGCTCCACCATTCGTCGGGCTGCTCTCGCCATTCTCGGGCTTGAGTTGTTCGCCCTTCTAGCATTGTTCTATCCCAACCAAACACTACGCTCACAGCGTCTTTAAGTGTGTTTGCAAAAGATTCTCGTCGATAACCGTGAAAGTTAACCAAGTAATCTGCGGCAGTGTCTTTGCCCGAGCCAATAAAACCAACGAAACCTACTATCATAGTATCTCCTGCGATACTATAATTTACATTATCCTATGACAAATGTCAACGGTGTTTGGTTATCTTTGTAATTAATTAGATCTAGCTCTAATGCTTCCATTTCGGCTTTACCTTCTGCTTTTAGAGCAGTACCGTTTAGATTAGTGCCGCCTTGTGGACTAGCAATAGTGGCAAACTTTTCACGTGCTTCGCCTAGCATAACTTTACAGTTTGCCAGTGCATAGTCTTTGATCCATATGCCCGAATAAGGATCTTGAATGATAGTAAAATCGGGCTTTTGATTGTACATCCATAATAACACGTTTTCTTCACCACGAGGACGCTGGGTAATTCTTAAACGCTTTGCAGTAGGGTTCCAATCAAAGTTGATATAACTACCGAACATTTTACCAACTTCTTTCTGATAGCTAGCAAACATATAATAGGTAGCAATTCCACCCATTTGTGTACTGGCCATTAGATAGGTATTAGTATAGGCCAAGTTAAACGGTTCAAATAGCGTACCGCCATCACCACCGCCTGTTCTGCTGCCTACACTTCTGCGAAATACTTGACGAACTTGCATAACTTCGGGTGCAAGGATGTAATCATTGACATCTGTTTGCAGAGTTAAAAAGCCGAAACTTTCTTCAACAGCATTACTACTGCGTTGACGATATTTTGCTAGGGCACGATCGATAGCAGTATTGTAGTG